AAAATCGATAAACTAAAGAAGAAGTGGGAATTCATCTTCGTTGGCGGCGAGATTAATGCAGCGCAAATCGGTAGCAGCTTGGGTATTCATAAGACCGTCACTGTTAACAACAATATGAAAGGTATGCAAGATTCATATGCAGCATTTACAGCTTCTACAGTAGCATATCGTTCAGGTTCGGCTCTAGCAGAAACCGATGCAGTATTTGGTGACAAGACTGGTGCGATTGATATTAATATGTTAACTACAACCGGTGACGCAAAGGTTGCTATTTAAGTAATGAAGCCGAGCGAACTCCTTCAAACAAATGATGCTCTTGTTTGGGCGGAGGAGTTCGAACGACTCAAAACAGTTAATAACTGGACGCTCGAAGACATCGACTCAGACATGATGCTGGGATGGTTTGCTAACGCAATGGCCGCGCAAGAATTTACGATGCTATATGAGCAAGAACAAAAAGATAAAGCATTTTACAAAAAGTTTATGCAGAGACTTGGATTAAATGGTGTATCAATCCGTGACTGACAAGATACAAGACTTAAAAGATATGATGGCAGTACAAGGCTCTGATGGAAATTGGAACCACGATTTATATCACTTTGGATTCTATAACGGTATGGCCTTTGCACTCAGCGTCTTAACTGGAGACGAACCTGGGTACAGAGAAGCACCGGAAATATTTATAGATGATCAAAAAACATTAGACAACTTACATAAGAAAGGTGTATATGTCAGAAAGCAAGATTGAATTATGGAAGCGTAAGATCCGCAATGGTAAACGCAGAGAGGAAGCCAAGCTATACGGTGATCCAGACAAAATGTGGAAGGATCTCAAAGTTGGAGTTAAAGTAAATAACGGTCCGGACATCTCAAAGATGACTCTGGAGCAAATAGCAATGTGGCTACCCGCAATAAGTCGGACCGGAAAATCAGAATTGTCTGCATTCATACTGAAAAATCAACAAGCACTTAATAAAATATTTGGGTTACCTAAGAAATGGCTGAACCAAAAATAGAATTGCACAAACGTAAGATCCGCAACGGACTACGTAAACAAAAGCTACTAATAGCTAAAGAGAAAGAAGCAATGTGGCTAAATCTATCAACAGAATACAAATCTCAGGCTAATAGCACTGTGGATTGGAGCACACAAGCATACTTTTGTAGCTTCGGAAATAAAAATGCAGTTATAAATTTTAATGTTACGGCATGAGTGAATCAAGTATTGAAGTATGGAAGCGTAAGATCCGTAATGGTCGCCGCAAGCAGCGCGATCGAGTACTACGTGCTCAAGCAGCCACCTGGGACATACTTAAATTCGGACCACCGAGGAAATTACGAACACTAAGTGCTAGTTGGACAGTTGATGCGATCACTGATATGCAATCATTTCACGATTCTGGCGTCGAGGATGAGCTTGCTAAAATTCTCCAAGCAGAAATTGATAAAGAAATTATTCAAAATATAAGGAAAGTGGCGTATGATACTAAAAAAGAATCTAAATAATGATCAGCAAGACACGTGGGATAACTTAACCTATGTTCCGCCAACGTTTGAGATTGAGTTACAATCTTTAATATCGTTCCTCAACGAGATAGCAGGGGTTCAACCAATGGCCGAACCAGTAGGCCAAATATTTAAAATAAAGCACACTAAAGATGAACAAGAATAAGCCGCTGACACTACAAGCAATAGAAACGTTTCTTATTCTGAAATACAAGTCAATAAAAATAGCAAGTGAACTATGGATGAACGGCAAGCTAGGCTTCACCGACCAAGAAGAATTTGTTATTAAGAATTATATTAAAGCCGACCCGGCTTTAACCAAAATACACAGCTTCTACTCAAAGAGGTAAACCAATTAATGGACCAAGAAAATCAATCACCAAATACTATAGCAACGTTTCTTAAAGTTAAGTTCGGCGATCTCGATACAGCCGTTGTTACTTGGAAGAATGGCAAGACAGAAGTCTCAGATGAAGAACGCAGAGTGCTACAAGCGTACCTTGATGTTTTTCCAAGTCTCGGTGAGAAAACTCTCCATAATGGATATATGTACACGGCCTCGATACGTATGTCTTGGACTCCCTATCCATCACCTAATGATATCATATACGATCAAAAGACTGCTGAATTTTATAATAAAGCTCAATACATGGTATCAAAAGCCTTCTTTAAATAGTAGTACACTATCGAGCAGCTCAGCATCAATTGCTGCAATGTCATTAATGGATACGGTACCACAATAAGGTTTAAGAAATTCTCGCACCCTGCGGTAAACTTGTTCTTTGTGTACATCCTTGTAGCGAAGTTTTCGTAACTCGGCCTCGCTGGCCGGGATCAATTTTTTCTTAAGCGATTGTATTATGCTGCGAGTCTCGCGCTCGTCTGCAATTATTCTTTTGTATTCTTTGGCATCTCGCACAAAGCTTTTTAGTACACGAATAGCTTCAAAAAAGCCGTTATATCCTTTGTGTGTACCTTTAGTAAAACCATTGTGTAGTGGTTTACCTGTAATGATATTAAAGAGGACGTGGTTGTGTCCTTGCACCCAGCCAAATTCACGATGTCTCCCGCTATTCTTTCGAATGAAATACCGATCATTATAAGTTAGCGTAAACCCTAGTGTTTTCAACTCGGTTGCCGACAACGGTTGTGTGGTTATTTTCACGATTTCGTCGTGCGGAATATATGTTTTCTTCGATTGTGGTTGAATAACTGCCCATGCCCAAGCATATCGAAAGTCTAGGTACTCTTGTTTAGTTTTGAAAAATTGTGTTGTCATTATGATCTCCTGTTAGTTGTTTGACAATTGTTTTGAAATTGTAAACACAGTGGAGGACCACGACTATGTATCTACCAGAACGGTAAGTTGGTAAGGATCTAATGTTTTGTATGTTTCATATTTTTATTTATAAATAAACACATGCAGAGCAAAGAATTTATAATCGAATCTTCACCATTGGACAGACGAGAAATGGGTGCCGGCATGGAATCTATGCAAAATAATGAAGTTGCATTGGTTGGCGGATTTCGCAGCGGTAACAGCAGCGCCGGAAAAACTCGCTTGAAGTACATGGTATATGATTTACGTAACCCGCCAGAGAAATGGACACCAGAAGAACAAAATGCTCGAGAATCGGGGTTTGTTGAACTGTTCATAGCAGATGGTTCCGGTGACATTACTGGTCTGGTTAACATCGAGATATCGACAAAAAATCGTAAAGCTGGTATTGGTCGTGCTGTAATCGACGCACTCAAAGCAACTGCCGGAACTTTAGAGATTTATGATATAAAGCAAAAAGCAGTTCCGTTCTGGCGTAAAATGGGAGCTAAATTTTTTAAGGATTCAAAGTTTCGAACCCCAGCTACAAAAACAACCGGAGCTAACACCGGGTTGTTTGCAATTATTTGATAACTTGGCGCGTTGAGCGGGAATCGAACCCGCGACCAAAAGATTTAGAATCACTTGCTCTGTCACTGAGCTACCAACGCAAGTGCATAGTATAACAGAATAACAACATATAATACACATTTTCGGCTAAATAGTATTGCTAGAATAATCTAGTTTATGCGGATCCAACCGCGTAGCCCTTAGAACGGCAATTCTTAAACAAAGGAGAATAACAATGGGACGCCCAATTAACAAGAGATATTTCGGAACGCCAACAGCAGGTGGAGACGAGATTAAAGTACAATTTCATAACGGTACCGGCAGTGTAAACGGCTGGATCGTAAAGCAATTAGCAACCAAGAAGTTTCGTTGCACAGATGGTACAGTTGAAGCAGACTGCTACCTAGTAGACAAAGATTCCGCAGCATTAGCACCTGATGAAATGTCAATTACAGTAAAGGATGATACAGGCACAGTTAAGCAGGTTGTTAAGATTGCTGCTCGTAAAGTTACAGTAGACACAGGCGAAAGTATTGCTTGGACATTTACTGAATCAGCAATCGACGGCAAGGTTGAAATGGAAGAAGCTGGTGACGATGATGTAATCGATTTAGCTGGCACCGATGAGGATGACTTCGAAGGCGACGACGTTTAACTTTTAGTTAAATAAATACCTAGAAACCCTGTTGTGATAATTATATACAACAGGGTTTTTTAATGGCGGTTTATATAGCAGGAAATGGATTAAGCAGGCAATCAATATGTTTGCACACAGTTAAACGCAAGGGCCACCTATACGGATGCAATTCATTGTTTAATGATGTGATTCCGGACGTTTTAGTAGCGACTGATGATGCGTTGGCTCACAAAATTCAAGATTTGGGTTATTCGCTCGACAATGAATTTTATACAAGAAGCCCGTATTCAGACAAAGGTGCTAAACAGTTAAAACAACCATATGCAAATTGGAGTAGTGGGGCAAATGCAGTGCAGGTCGCCATTCTCCAAGGTCATACTGAAATCTATCTATTTGGTTTTGATTTTGGTAGCACACATGACAAATTTAACAATTGTTATGCAGATACGGAGTTCTACAAAAAGTCTACGGACCCGGCTACATTTGGTGGGAACTGGCTCAACCAAATATCGACGATTATGCAGCACAATACCAAAATAAACTTCACAATAGTAGTGGGAGTCGAAACACAAAATATTGATTCGCTGTTAGAATTCCATAATGTCAATCAAATGTCTGTTAGTGAATTTTTATTTCACATAAATAACGTATAATGGAGCATAACGAATGAGTTTAAACAAACGAGTTAGTGGTGATTTTAACATTGAGAGTATCGGCGTAAATGACGCTATTGTAATCAAATCTCAAAACATCACTATCCGCGGCCTTGATAGATACACCGATGACCCGGATTCGGATGGCGTAGCTAATATAGTTAACACTGTTACAATCGACGGTAATCTTAATGTAACTGGTAATACCCAGACAATCGATTCAACTAATACGTCAATAGTTGATACCGTTATAGTTTTAAATTCAGGCGAAATAGGTCCTGGTATTTCTACACTAACCGACGGCGTTAGATCAGCAGGCATACAAATAGATCGCGGTGATGGAATAACGGCCGGGCACGAAACAGTGGGTATTAGATTTAACGACGATGCCAACAAATGGGAAGCGACAGATAACGGCATTCTCTGGTATCCATTAAACAGTATATTAGCAGGCGGCTTCGATTTAGTAGCAGATACATCACCGCAATTAGGCGCAGACCTTGATGTTAACAATTTTGCAATAACAAGCGCAAGCAATGGCGATATAATTATAGTTGCTGATGGCACTGGATTAGTAAAGATTGATCAGTCGTTGTCTATTAAAGAGCAAGTAACCGACGAAACTCCAGTTACTGGATATAATACAATTTATACCAAAACAGCAGGCCAAGGTGGCACTGGTATATACGTTGCAAATGATGCAACGACAGATGAATTAGTTTCGAAAACTAAAGCATTACTTTTTAGTTTAATATTTTAAGGGTTTAATTAATGGCAATTTCAACATCAAATATCGGCAGCGGAAATGTACAAGTGCTAATAAGTACTGGTGATAAAGCATTGACGTTTATGTCATTATGCAATCATTCAGTATCACCAGTCATAATTAATGTTTATGTGGTTCCTGATGGTGCAGTAGCAGGAACCAGTAACAAATTTATTCATGATCTAGAGATTATTGCAGGCGATACGTTTATACTGTATGAAGGTAACGAAAAGCTAATATTAGGTAATAATGATTCAATAGTAGTATCGGCAAGTGTAGCAAATGTTGTGTCGGCAGTAATGAGTACGGTAACTATTTAATGGGATACTTTATTAAAAAACGAACACGTGAAATGGAAGGGCTAGTGTTGCCATCTGGTCCTACAAATAAAAGACCAGCAACTCCAGTCCAGGCAGCAATACGATATAACACCGATACATCAACGGTTGAATATTTTAATGGATCAAATTTTATTGATTTAGCAAAATCTGGTAATGCGTTAAGTCAACTTGATGTATTTACTGGTATCGATACTATCGCTACATACGGCCCACTAACACTCCCGGTGTCGGATTCGAGGTACGTAGTGGTGTTCATCAATGGTATATATCAGACTCCTGTCCTGGATTTTACAATCTCGGGTACAAACATAGTATTCAGCTCGGCAGTGCCAGCAGGTGAGCGTATAGTAGTCATTCATGGTCTATCAAATACTCTAGTTGACACATCAGATGCGTTTGATGTTCCGAATATTATTTAAAGGTATCAATTTTAATGGCTATTAATAAAATCAGCGGAAAAATGCTACAAGAAAATTTACTTCGTGATGGAGTAGACATTGCAATAGATACCTCATTACTTTATGTTGATGTTACAAATGGGCGAATCGGAATTAACACTAGCACCCCGGCTGCTAAATTTCAAGTAGTTGGAACAGCTTATATTGATAGTGTTGCAATAGAGAACACAACAGTAGGTACCGCTGCTGGTAATCTTGTGCTAAAATCAATAAGCAATCATATTGTGTTGGATGCAGGATCCGGAATAGTATCTGTTAGCGACGCTAGAATAGTCGTGTGTGCTGATCCAGTTGCTGATCAAGATGTAGTTAATAAACGTTATCTCGAAACAGTCACCAGTGGTCTATCATATAGTAGCATCTATGCCGGCGACTCTTCTATTACCGTCACTGATCCGTTAATTGGCTCGTTTGATTTTGTTCTTGATGGTGTTCAAATTGCACAATTAAATACAACAACACTCGATGTTGATGCAGATGGAATCTTTACCGGTAACATTACCGCAGCGGGTGCCACGTTGGCAAACTTATCAATCGCCGGTAATGCGATATCCAGCACAACTAGCGCATTATCTCTTAATGCAGCAGTATCGTTCGGTGGTATAGGCATAAATCGAATGTTGTACACCGACGGCGCCGGGGTGGTGTCGAGTACAGCTGATTTTACATTCAATAGCGCAACTTCGGTGTTCAGTTTAACTGGATCAGCGGCTGTCGATGACATAACAATCGATTCAAATAGCATTACTTCTGCTAATTCATTGTTACTATCGACTACCTCCAACGGCGCCCTTACTGTTAATACCGGCGCAGGCGAAGTAAATATAAATTCAACGTCGGCGCTTGGCATTCCGGTTGGGTCAACAATAGATCGCCCAGGTGCTCCTGCCACTGGCCATATTCGGTGGAATACAACCACCGGTGAATCAGAAATATATGATGGCACTACATGGAACGGCGTGCAGAAACAGTTCAATGTCACTTCACAACAGATTGTTCCCAATGGTGTGTCTGTTGCGTACCCGCTGGATAAAATTGCCACAACAGACGGAATATTAGTAAGCATAAACGGTATTATTATGGATCCGCATAATGGACTGGTGTATTTTGTAGCTGGCAACACTATTACATTCTCGAGTATTTTAACCCCGTCAGACATAGTATCGATTCGTTTCTTAGAGTTCTAAAAGTCAGCAATTAACTACATATATCCAAAATCTTCTATTAAGTTATAAATACGATTAGCTAATATAGGAGCTTTTAAAACATGGCTATTACTCGAATTAAGAACAATCAGATCACTGATTCAACCATCGTAGCGTCAACAAAAGTTGTTGATAATTCAATTACGGCAGGTAAATTAGAGAATGATCTAACATACGGGTCAAACTTAACTGTAACAGGTAACTTGACTGTAAATGGTACCACAACTACCATTAACACAACTAATACAACAATTGATGATCCAATTTTAGTACTTGCTTCGCAGCAAACAGGTACTCCAGCAGTTGACATCGGCTTTATCGGTGAACGTGGCTCAGAAACAAACGTAGCGTTTATTTGGGACGAAGCATCAGATGAGTTCGTTGCAGGCTACACCCTTTCATCAGACAGCTCAACTGTAATATCGACAACAAGTTATGCAGATATGCGCGTTAACAATATTGGTGTCGCAGGAACAGTTAACTCTGCCAACTTGTCACTAACAGGTGATTTGGAAGTTCTCGGAACGTCTGATCTTACTGGATTAGTAACAGCAGGCGATATCGACGCAGGCACACTTGATACAACAGGTGCAGTGTCGGTCGGCACAACACTTGGTGTAACTGGCGCAACTACTTTAACTGGTGCATTATCAGCTAATGGTGGAACATCTACTACTACTTTGGGTACCTCAGGACTTGCAACTTTAAATAGTGCTTCAGTAACAACTACCTTAGGTGTTACTGGTGTAGCATCGTTAAACGGTGGAACATCTACTACTACTTTAGGTACCTCAGGACTTGCAACTTTAGCGTCAGCTTCAGTAACCGGTACAACTACGACAACCGGCCTTGTTACTGCCAATGGCGGCATTTCAACTAACACAATTGCAGTAAGCGGTCTTACAGACTTGAATGGCGCATTGGAAGTTCTTGGAACTGCTGGTTTCACAGGTGATGTAACAGCAGTAAATATTGATTCATCAACACTTGATACAACAGGTGCAGTGTCAGTTGGCAGTACACTTGGTGTAACTGGTGCAACTACTTTAAACGATGATGTAACAATCGATGGTACTTCTGGCGCAACATTAATCGTCAATGATGGCACAACTACTAAGTTCAGTATTGATTCGGCTAACGGCAACACTGCAATTGCAGGTACAGCTACAGTCGGCGGCACACTTGGAGTAACCGGTGAAGCTACATTAGCATCAGCAACAATTTCCGATTTAACAAATAATCGTATTGTACTTGCAGGAACGGCTGGTGTAATTGAAGACGATGCTAACCTAACGTTTGACGGTACAACGTTCGAAGTTGGTACTGCTTTTGATGTAATCTCAGCAAGTGGTAACACCGCAGTGGGCGGCACATTAACAGTAACTGGTGCAACTGACCTAAATGGCGGATTAACTGTTGGTGCAGTAACATTAGATGCAGCTTCTGTATTTGATGCCGGCGCTAATAAGTTAACAAACGTTGGAACTCCGACTGCAAATACTGACGCAGCTACTAAAGCGTATGTCGATACAGTGGCATCAAACGGTTGGACATTAGATGACGGTGTTACACAACAAATTATATCAGGTGGTGATACATTAACACTCCAAGGTACAGCAAATGAAGTTAATGTTGCAGTGTCGGCAGTGGATGTAATGACAATTGGCTTACCGGACAATGTAACAATTGCTGGTACATTATCAGTAATAGCAGCAGCAACAGTCGGCACAACACTAGGTGTAACTGGTACTTCAAACTTAGCGGCAGTTAATGCAACTGGTCTTGCATCTTTAGATGGTGGTATTGATGTTGATGGCGCATTTACTGTTGCTAATACAACTGGTAACATTATTACAACTGGTACACTTACCGCAGCAAATACAACGGTTAACGGTACAATTGACGCAACTGGTCTTGCATCTTTAGATGGTGGTATTGATGTTGATGGCGCATTTACAGTAGCAGATACAACTGGTAACATTATTACAACTGGTTCGTTAGATGTAACTGGTACGTCAGACTTTGTTGGTACAGTGACAGCAGGTGATATTGACGCTGCAACATTAGATACAACTGGAGCCGTGGTAGTTGGTGGGACACTTGACGCAACTGGTCTTGCATCTTTAGATGGTGGTATTGATGTTGATGGCGCATTTACTGTTGCTAATACAACTGGTAACATCGGAACAACTGGTACATTAACAGTAGCTGGTGTAACTGATCTAAATGGCGCAACTACAATGAAGGCACTTACTTTTGATGCAGCAAGTGTGGTTGATATGGGTCTTAATAAGATCACTAACATGGCTGATCCAACAGTATCACAAGATGCTGCAACAAAGATTTATGTTGATAGCTTAGTTTCTGCAAGCACAACTTGGCGCGATCCAATCGAGTGTCCTAACTTTGCTGATATCGTTTCGGCAGTTCCGGGATCACCAGTTGATCGTGCTTCATATCTTAAATCAGGTGGTACACAAGGTGAAACTTGGGGCACTGAAACTGCAAGCACTGGCGACATCATGGAATATACAACTGCAAGTGGTTGGGCAAAACTTGGCGTAGCAGCAATTGGAACTCGTTTCATTGTTACTGGCGAAATTAGTCCAAACGTAGGGGCAGGTGTTTATGCAGCAGGTTTAAGATCTAAAGATTTGATCCAAATCGTCGATTTAACTGATTTATCATTGGCAGCAAGCTGGAGCATTCCGACTAACGGTAATTTACAAGGTATTTACTTTGGTATCGCTAATCAAAAAACTGGCGCAGATGCAACAGGATTAGCAAACGATACTACAGTGTATGATTTCAGCGTTGAGGTTAATGGCACGCCAAATGCAATTTCGGTTATTGGTTCAGCAGCACAAACCTACACAACATTAATGGCCGAAATCACAGCCGACTTAACTGGCGCAACGGCCGAAATGACTGACGGACACTTCCATATTGTCGGTGATGCAGCAGATGACATAATCTTAATTAAGAACGGTACAACTCTTGATTTACTTGCAGCATTAACAGACTTCCAAGAAATACGTGGTACAGCACTTTCGGGTACAACAGTATTAGCTAACAATGCAGGTTGTGTTGAATACGGACACACTTACTTGTACTCACATGTGAATCACAACTGGTCAGAAATTGCCGGACCTGGTTCGATTGGTGCAGGTACTAACTTAGCTTACACTGGTAACACTTTAAATGTTTCACCACAAGGTACTGGTTCAAACTTAGACGCTGATCAATTAGACGGCCAAGAAGGTACTTACTACTTAGATTGGACTAACACAACTAACAAGCCTGATCCAGTAATCACATTAGGCGGAGACGCAACTGGTTCGATTACAATGACTGACTTAGCTGGTGGTACTTTAACAGTAACAGTAGTTGATGATTCACACAATCACATCATTGCAAACGTAGATGGTTTACAAACTAACTTAGATAGCAGATTGCTTGACACCGGCGATACAATGGCTGGTGCTTACACTGTTACAGCAGGTGGTTCAATTAGTTGGGTAACAGCTCCAACAGTTGACGCACACTTAGCTAATAAAGGTTATGTTGATGGTATTGCACTTGCAGGTTTTGCAGTGGCAGCTGGTACAAACGGTACCGGTGGTTCAACTACAATTTCGGGTAGTGATACGCTCACAGTTAATGGTACCACAAATGAAATTGATATTGTAGTCGGTGCTGATGCAGTTACAATTGGTTTACCGGCTAACGTTACAGTTAGCAACTCATTATCAGTTACTGGTACGTTAGGAGCAAATGGCATAACTACATTAGGTGGTCTTGTTAATGCAAATGGCGGTATCGCAGTAGACGGAACAGCGTTTACAGTAGCAGATGTTACCGGTAATGTGTCAACAGCTGGTACTTTAGATGTAACTGGCTCGTCAGAATTCACTGGTGATATGATAGCTGGTAATATTGATTCAGCAACACTTGATACAACCGGTGCAGTGTCAGTTGGCACAACACTTGGTGTAACTGGTGATACAACTCTTAGTTCTAACGTAACAATGAGTGGTGGCAATGGTCAGAGCTTAATCGTCAATGATGGCACAACTACTAAGTTCAGTATTGATTCACTTACAGGTAATACTGTTATTGTAGGTACAACTACAATAACTGGTGCAACTGACTTAAATGGCGGATTAACTGTTGGCGCAGTAACTTTAGATGCAGCTTCTGTATTTAATGCAGGCGCTAATAAGTTAACTAACTTAGCTGACCCAACAGCACTTCAAGACGCAGCTACTAAAGCATACGTTGATAGCGTTGCAGGTGATGGTTGGACATTAACAGATGGTGTCACTCCGACTACTATCTCAGGTGGCGATACTGTTACAATCAGCGGTACAGCAAATGAAGTTAATGTGGTAACTGGTGTTGATTCGTTAACAATTGGCTTACCAGATAATGTAACAATTGCTGGTACACTTGGTGTAACTGGTGCAACTACTTTAACTGGTTTATTAACAGCTAACGGTGGAACAGGTACTACAACATTAAGTACTTCGGGTCTTGCTACTCTTAACAGTGCTTCAGTTTCAACTACTTTGGGTGTAACTGGTGCAACTACTTTAAGCTCAACACTCGGTGTAACTGGTGCAACTACTTTAACTGGTGCGTTATCAGCTAACGGTGGCGCAACTGCTACAACATTAACTGCAACAGATACTACTACTTTAGTAGCAACTGGTGTAACTGGTGTCTTAACTGTAACAGGTTCAGCAGCAATTGATAACTTAACAATTGATGGCAGCAGCATAAATGCAAATGCCGGCACAGAGATCGTTATTAACGAATCGGGCGCAGACATTAACTTCCGTGTTGAAGGCGACACAAATGCTAACACATTATTTGTTGATGCAGGAACTAACAGTGTAAACGTTGGAACAGCTACAGCATTAACTGGTGTTGAATTCCAAGTTGCAGGTAACACAGCTTCTATCTTGTCAAAAGGTAGCACAGCACAACGTCCAGCAACTGGTATCGCGGGTATGTTCCGTTACAACTCAACTAGCAACGAATACGAGTATTACGATGGTGATTCTTGGAACGGGTTCGGTACTGAATTTACAGTTATCGCTTCTGAAACGTTTGCTGGAACAGGCTCACAGACTGTATATACATTAGGTAGTGCTCAAACTACTGCTTCTTGTATTGTTAGTTTAAACGGTGTTATTCAGACTCCAGGTACAGCGTATGGTGTATCCGGAACTACATTAACATTTACAGAAGCTCCAGCTGGAACTGATGTTATTGAAGTACGTGAGTTAACTACTACTACAAGTGTTGAAGCAATGGGCAACGGTGTTGCTATTATGGAAGCAACTGGTAGTAACTTTGATGTTACTGGTAGCTTAATTCCAACCCAGAACGAAGTCTTTGATTTAGGTTCGTTAACAATGCGTTGGAAAGACCTGTACTTATCAGGTACAACTATTAACTTAGGCGGTTTATTGCTTAAGAACGATGGAGGTACATTTAAGTTCACACAGGCAGATGGTGTAACACCAGCAGCGGTAGACTTAGGCACAACATTAGATCCAGACATCTCAATAGATGGTGGATCTTACTAAGTAGAATAGGGCAACAGGGGAACATTGTTCCCCTGTTCTGACCCACAGGGCGTTATAGAAATATAACTTGACCCACAAGGCGTTATTGGCTTGCCGCTAATAACTTGACCTCTCAATAGGAGACTATATAAAATGGCAAATACAATTATTTTAAAGAACAGTTCAGTCGCAGCCAAGATACCATTACCGGGTGATCTAGTTGCAGGCGAACTTGCTCTTAACACGGCAGATGGTGCAGTGTACATGAAAAACAGCGCCGGTGCTGTAGTTAACATCTTAGATGCGGTTACTAGCGCCGATGTTAAAACATTGTACGAAGGTAATGCAGATACAAATGCCTTTAATGATGCAGCACAATCAAAGTTAGCAGGTATTGAAGCAGCAGCTACAGCAGATCAAACAGCAGGTGAGATCAAATCACTGTACGAAGGTAATGCAGATACAAATGCCTTTAATGATGCAGCACAATCAAAGTTAGCAGGTATTGAAGCAGCAGCTACAGCAGATCAAAGTGGTGCTGAGATCAAAGCTCTGTACGAAGCAGAAGCAGATACAAATGCCTTTAATGATGCAGCACAATCAAAGTTAGCAGGTATTGAAGCAGCAGCTACAGCAGATCAAACAGCAGGTGAGATTAAAACACTGTACGAGTCAAACAGCAATACTAATGCTTACACTGATATCGACAAAAACAAAGTGGTTAATATTTCAGTAACACAAGCGGTTGATTTAGATTCAATGGAATCAAAGTTAGCAGGTATTGAAGCAGCAGCTACAGCAGATCAAACTAAAGCAGATATCGACGCTCTGTTAATTGACGCAGCGACTCTTGATGGGATTAACAGCACATCATTCCTACGCAGCGACGTTGCTGACACAATTACAAGTAGTCTGACAATCGACGTTGCAGGTTCGGTCGCTTGGGCAGCAGCACCTTCAAATGCAAATCATTTAGTAAACAAAGCCTACGTTGACTCAATCGCTGGCGGTATTACTTGGAAAGCTCCGGTTTCGTTTGTTAACGTTATTAACGAAGTAACAGTTGAACCAGCTAAAGTTGAAGGAGAAGGTTTCTTAGTAAACACAACAGCAACGTGGTCTGGCCTTGCTGTTGTTCCGGGTGACCTTATCCAATCACAATCGGGTGTATGGGTAAAAATAATGAATTCGTTAACAGAACTCACAGCAGGTCGACGGGTTCGTTATGGTATTTCAATTAGTCATCCGTCAGTGGCAGCCGGTGTCTTTACCGGTCTCGACAACCATATTGTTGAACTTGACTCATCGTGGACTCCGGGAACCTGGACTGCGGGAGTAACATACACAGATATTAGCCCAGCTAACTCAGACGCTATTTTTGTTGAACAAGAGGCAGCTTACTATTTTGGTTATGGTTATGTATATGACTCGGGTGATGCAGCATGGCGCATATTCATGAGCCCGACTCAAGTTGGTGCCGGTACAGGTCTATCTTACGTAGGCAATACATTAAATGTTGATGACGCGTATTTAAAGAACACCGGCGACACTATCACTGGTGATCTTACTCCGGGCTCAAATAACACTCGTAACTTAGGTTCGGGTTCATTGCAATGGGCTAATGTTTATGCAACTACATTTGTTGGCGCATTGTCGGGTAATGCTACAACAGCTACAACAGCTACAACAGCTACAACAGCTACAACAGCTACAACAGCAGCTAACGCACAATTACTTGATAGCCTAGATAGTACATCATTTATGCGTAGTGATGCAGCAGATACACACAGTGGTACAATTACTCCATCTGTGGCTAATACTATTAACTTAGGATCAGCAGCGTTGTACTATGCAAACATGTATGCAACTACTTTCCACGGTGAATCTACGGCGGCACAGTACGCTGACTTAGCTGAGATATACTCAGCAGACGCAGTTATTACACCAGGTACTGTTGTTTGCTTTGGTGGACAAGCTGAAGTTACTGTATGTGTGCATGACATGGATCAGAAGGTAGCTGGTGTTGTTTCTACAAACCCAGCTTATTTAATGAACGCGGATGCAGACGGCATTGCTATTGCATTACAAGGTCGTGTACCATGTAAAGTAAGTGGCACAATCGAAAAAGGCGATATGCTTGTATCAGACGGCAACGGTGGTGCTCGCGCTGAGAAATCTCCGTCAATGGGTTCTGTAATTGGTAAGGCTTTAGAAGCATCGGAAGGCGAAGCAGTTATTGAGATTGTTGTGGGTCGTGTTTAATGGCTAATACCATTGTATTAAAAAGCAGCCCCGTTGCAGCCAAGATACCATTACCAGGCGACCTTGTGCTGGGGGAAATAGCTATTAACACTACTGACGCCCGCCTTTTTATTAAAGACGGCTCTGGCAGCATTGTTGATATCGTCAATGATGGCAAGCTTGCATCATTGATTGCACTATTGGTTACTAAGGGAGTTATTACTCAAGGAGAAGCCGACGGCTTGTAATAACCATAAATTAAATAGGAGGCTTCGGTCTCCTATTTTTTTGACTAAATATTAGCATGGCAATTAAACAATATAGATCAGAGTACCCGGGCGAGTTTGTAATTACAAATACTGTTTTTAAAAATGGTAAAAAAGAACAAGAGCGCGTTTGGATTGAAAATCCAATTACAAACACTAGTATTAATAATAGAGCATGTTGTATTGCCAGCAATCATAATAATAAGATTCCAATGAATCGAATTGAGAATCATTTCGGTGGTAATCTTAGTAAGAATAAAATGCAGTTATACGCAGTAGAAGAAATGTGGGAAGAGATTTCCGCAGACTTTCATATTGTATTACAACAAGAAAGCCTGGGCGATATTAAAAAAGCTAATTTTCAGAAAGATCATATTGTTTATACATTGGCAGGATTGTGCATTGCGAACCCTGGCAAATTCTATTTAATTCCGTACAGTACATCGTACGTTGCTCCGGCTACTACGCTTTGGGTTGCTTGCTTCGACGGGCATAAAGAAATTTATTTGTACGGTTACAATTGGGATGATACTGCTGAGAACGCTAAACTAATTGCCGCAGTTAAAACTATTATGAGTACTTACGATGACGTATCATTTTATCATGTTACTGATGGTGAAAGTCCAGACCAATGGAGACGTTGTATTAACCTTAAGACAATATCAATCCGTACTTTCGTTTCCGAGTGCGATATCTAAATACAAATCTTTAAGAGTATCTATCCGTTTAAACACATCATCTATTTTTAGTGTAGCCCACAAACCTGGATGTAACGGCTTAGGGATTATACCAGAGTTAACCCAGGCATAACCGACATGTTCGTGATTTAGCACTGGGGCAAATTCGTTTTCGACTATACAGTAGAATGTATGATAACAAAAGAAATTATCATCAGTTGTAAACTTTTCAATGGGAATTAATTTTATGTACTCTGGCATTGCACCCATTTCTTCTTTGCACTCACGCTCTATAGCTTCTAGTAGAGTTTCGTTATCTTCGATCTTCCCGCCTGGCAATCCCCAGTGTCCGGAATACTTCTTATCGTCTCGCATTAAGTAAAGGTGTTTATTTGTGTCTACGGAGTAAAACCAAATGCCCACGGCACTGATCATAAAATTAACCCCCAGTCTCCTCCATGGTAAATACCTTCGTAACTACGAACCCATCCTTTTTCTTTTGTTTTGTATTGCACACCTGTAGTCAGGTTAGTGACATATTCGCGCACCACGACTGGATTGTCAGGGTCGAGCCCTTCGTTGTTACCGTGCCCCTTATCAAAATCTTCTGCATTAAATACAACCACCCAATCGGTGCCGTTGAATTCGACGATGTCGTGCTTCTTAGCTTTGAAGTTCGGGTTGTTTCCTTTCCACGCCTCGGCCTCTGCTACATTGTCTGCATCACCTATATCTTCAGTTATTAGATAACGCTGCCCTGCAACTGCCGCCGGCAACCCAGCGGATGGCCCAGACACAAGTGGATCTATTATTGCGTCTATCGGCGGTATTGTGTTGCTGCTAATAGTATCTTCGTCGACATTAAATATTAATACACTTTGGTCCACACTGTGACGAGTCACAGTGCCTACAATGTCGTTACCCTCGTCTGAAATTAAACGAACTTGGCTTATGCCATCGTTTAGAACACCGTACTCGCCACTAACCGCGTTCCAGGACAAGTTACTATCAACCACGTCTGGCAATTCGAGATTATCTAAGTTATCTTCTGGTGCAGTTGGCGGTAATAAACGCAACTCGGTACCGAGTAGAAATACCTGATAGCCATGTGGTGTAATTTTTATTCTTGTGCCAAGCAATAAGTCATCGCTGTTAATAGCATCGACGTACTGGCCATCGCTGTCGTATATGCTTGCGATGATCTTATGTATTACTCCGTCCTTTGTAACCTTGGCAGGAGGGCTTAACCAAATTGGCAGTGTGAATTTTAATGTAGCAATATCGATGTCATTGTTGTTATTTGGAATAGACCGTGAGCTCCAGTTAACATCGGCAAGCTCAACCGCACTAAGGCTAGTCCAGTCTAAATAGTTATCTGTTGATTGAATCTCGAGTGCTGGATTAAACAGCGGTAATATCTGCTCTATAAGTTGAAGCTTCATGTTTGTGCTAGATGTCCAAATGTCAAGGGACAAACCTAGTTCATACGGCACAGGCATAGGACGCTCGACGTTGAACGCATTACCTTGAGTCTGTTCGTACGATTGTGAACCTTCGTTCCATTCACGCTGCCGTACTTGTTTGCGGTCAACGAAACTCGGCTCTTGCACACGCTTCCGATCGTATTTTAAATTATTAACATAGAATGACATCTGCGGAGCACACGGTACGTTATTGGCTGAGTTCTCTTGTAGGATAGTCTGGGCTTGTCTACTTGCGTCACCGTAACGGACAGGAACCCGGATCATAGTTTGCTCACCTACATTATTAAGCCCGAACTCTACTTCGAAGTTGCTGAATATTCTTGCAAATTGTAAAAGAAATCTCCTCACCTGACCATCATAATAAAATTGTGACATAAATAAATCCTCTTAGTTTATATTTATGCGTCAATTATCGCGCTCGGGTTTAAGTAAATCACTAAGTGATTGTCTCGAAGGAATAGTTCCGCGGTCAACTGTTTCGATAGTGTCTGAGTTATTAACGAAGCTACTACGTTGAGTCTCGCCATTTAAGTATAAGTTAGTTCTGATGTTGTCTTCTACCTTTTCCCAAATGTGTCCGTTAAATCGGAACAACCTATTAGGGAAATAGTCTAGTCGTAAACAGTACTCCCCATCAAGTGCGTTTGGCGGGAATGTAACACCAGGTGTTACAGGAAAACCATTAGGAGCTTCACCGTCACCAGTTAAGTATCCGAGCTCCATTCCAGTTGGGGTAGGGGATACCGCGGCGCGGTCAGCCGTAATAATAGTTAAGTCCGCAGTAATTAATTCATTGTCGACCGTAATACCGTCTCCGTCTGTTGGTCTCCCATCTTCATCGTAATTAATAATATAAAATTTACTCACATCGTATCCACTTAGTGGCACTTCTATTTCTGCTTGGGT